CATATGAATGGATTGGGTTACGCTGATTGTAGAATATTAGCCACTACACATGGATTTGTTGAGGATGATAAAAAATCTATTGATGACTATAAAGCTAAACATAAAGATTATTGGGTTGAGATATTTGAAAATGTGGGAGACGATATATTAGATTTTGTTATTGAAGATGATGAAACATATATTGAAGCACCCGTAGACTACTCTGATGATTAATTTATTAACCCAATAAGATATGATCAGTGAAACTACCCAATAAGAAAAAATCCTACACACATACTTTACTAGTTGACGGAGACTCGTTGTTAAAAACCGCCTATTTTGGTGCTAAAAATCTTTATAATAAAGATGTCCATATAGGTGGAATTTTTCAATTTCTAACCATATTAAGAAAGGTAATTAAAGAGTACCGTTTTGATAGGGTATATGTCTTCTGGGATGGACGATTTAGTGGTAGACTAAGGTATGACATATATAAAGAATATAAGTCCAACAGAGACAAAGATTTCTACAATGAACAACCCCCTTCGGATCCAGATTTATATCTCCAAAAAGAGAGAGTAATGTCTTATTGTGAAGAATTATTCATTCGACAATTTAAAGATGATATAGTTGAGGCGGATGATTCCATAGCTTATTATGTTTCCAAACTAAAAGAAGATGAAAAAGTTGTCATTTTATCTAATGATAGAGATCTATGTCAATTAATAGATGATAGAGTTGGGATATATCTTTTAAATAAAAAAACCATTGTTACAAAGGATAATTATTTAAGATATTTTGATCACCACCCTACTAATTTAAAGTTAATTAAAATCATTTCTGGGGACAATAGTGATAACATAAAAGGTATACAAGGAATCCAAGAAAAAACACTTATAAAATATTTTCCAGAATTAATGGAAAAAACTTTGACATTGGAAAATATTATTAGTAAAATTGATAATATACAAAACGAAAGAAAAAATAGATTGAAAACATTAGATAATATAATAAATAGAGTTACTGTTGGTGTACAGGGTAAGGATATTTATGATATTAATGAAAAAATTATTAACCTAAAAACTCCGTTATTAACTGAATCTTCGAAAGAAGAATTGGATTACTTATTTGAGACTACTATTGATCCAGAAGATAGGGAAACAAAGAATGTAATTAATATGATGATTGAAGATGGGTTAATGATGGCTTTACCTGGTGGTAGAGATGGTTATATAAGTTTTCTACAACCATTTCTAAGAATCATAAAAAAAGAAAAGAAACATTATTTAAAAACAAAAAAAGAGAAAGATGAAAAAGGTATATAAAGTATTTCCGTATGAATTTTTATTTCTAATTAACGGAAACCCCATAGTCGGAAGAAATTTCCCAATACATAGATATAATAAAGATTCCATATGTTCAATAGAATTAAAAGAGGTGATAGATGATTGTGTAGATATACTTAAAAAACACTTTAAAAATAATTCCTATGAATATTTGTATAGATATTATAACCCTTATTATACTATTAATAAAGATGAAAATTCTGATGTATATACAAAGGATATTTATGAAAACGAGGACATTTTTACATTCCAAATAAAAGTTAAAGGAGAGGTAGTCGCGGAGAGGATGTTTAGTGGAAATGACTACCCACCAAAAGTCAGATATGACGTTGATGTAAGAAAAATTATTCCTAAAATCATTGATCAAATTCAACAGGGGTTAAATCAGAAAAAATATACAAAAAAATATTGTGATTATGACTTAGACTGCATATTTATTAATAAGTCAAATTTAAAAAGTTATGGATAGAAAGGAAGTTAAAAATTTAGGGTATTTAGGATACAGTTTTCAGGTAAAATTAGTTAAACAAATGATTGAAGACACAAAGTTTTCAGAAAGTATAATGGAAATCATGTCCCCTAATTATTTTGATAACGAGTATATTAGATTAATCATTGCAAGTATTAAAGATTACAATGAAAATTATGAATCTATACCATCATACGAAACCATAAACCAGATCATTAAAGCTGAAGTAAGAAGAGAAATTGCTAGGGTATCCGCATTGGAAATGATTAAGGAGATTCAAGAGTCTGATAGTAAAGATTGTTTACACACACAGGAAGTTGCTATTAAGTTCTGTAAACAACAAGAACTTAAGAAAGCCAATCAAAAAATCCAAAAAATTCTAGATAGTGGTGATTTTGATAGGTATGATGAGTGTGAAGAAATCTTAAAAAATGCTTTAACTGTTGGAGAAGTTACTGATGTTGGTATTGATGTATTTCACGCCATTGAAGATGTACTTAGTGATGATTTTAGAAGTCCAATACAAACTGGTATAGTTGGTTTGGATAATCTAATGGATGGTGGACTATCTAAGGGAGAATTAGGGGTTATATTGGCACCGTTTGGAGTTGGTAAAACTACTCTTATTACAAGAATGGCTAACACCGCATATAATTTAGGATATAATGTGGTACAGATTTTCTTTGAGGATAACCCAAAAGTAATTCAACGAAAACACATAACTTGTTGGACAGAAGTTCCATTAAATGAATTGACTGAAAATAGAGACAAAGTGAAAGAAGTTTTACCTAGATTTAAAAGTAAAGAAGGTAATCTTATTTTAAAGAAAATGGCTAGTGATGGAACCACCATACCACAAATTAAACAATATCTACGTAAATTAACTTCAAACGGAATGAAACCTGATATTGTATTTGTTGATTATATGGATTGTGTTTCACCTGTAAAACAATTTAAAGATGAATGGTCTGGAGAAGGAAATGTTATGAGACAATTTGAGACTATGATATCTGAATTGGATATTGTCGGGTGGACTGCGATACAAGGTAATAGAAGTTCTATTGGTGCAAATGTCGTACAAGCGGATATGATAGGTGGATCAATTAAAAAGGGACAAATCGGACATTTTATTGTTTCAGTTGCTAAAACCTTAGAACAAAAGGAAGAAGGTAGGGCAACAATGGCGATACTTAAATCTAGATTTGGTAAAGACGGTGTTATATTTGAAGATATATTATTTGATAATGGAACACTTATAGTTGATACCGAGGATTCTAGTGACGTATCATTCTTAGAATTTGAAAAAGGTACTAAGAAAAAAGATTCTATGTTTATAACGGAAGTTGTAAAGAAAAAACGAGAGACTTTAGGAGGGGGATAACTTAATTTAGTTATTTTCCCCACAAAAAAAATAATTTGAATAGTCAAATTGTTAGGGGAATACTCACCTTAAATTCTAAATAATTTGATAAAAAAAGAATAAAATATGGACGTAACAAACAAAATATTATCAGACATTACAGTGTATATGAAGTACGCTAAATACATACCAGAATTAAATAGAAGAGAGACTTGGGAAGAGTTGGTTACTAGGAATAGGAATATGCACCTTAAGAGGTATCCAGAGTTAAAAGATGAGATAGAAGAGAAATATAAATTTGTATATGATAAAAAAGTTCTACCATCAATGAGATCAATGCAATTTGCTGGTAAACCTATAGAAATATCACCTAACAGAGTATATAATTGTGCGTTTTTACCTATAGATGATGTAGATGCGTTTTCAGAAACAATGTTTTTATTATTAGGAGGAACTGGTGTTGGTTATTCAGTACAAAAACATCATGTAGAAAAATTACCACCTATTAATAAACCATATTCTAAAAGAAAAAGGAGATTTTTAATTGGTGATTCTATTGAAGGTTGGTCAGATTCTATAAAAGTACTTATGAAGTCTTATATTGGTGATAAGAGAAGCTCCAAGATAGAGTTTGACTTTTCAGATATTAGACCAAAAGGTGCTAGGTTAGTTACTTCAGGTGGAAAGGCTCCAGGACCACAACCACTAAAAGAATGTATAGTTAAAATAACAGGTATTTTAGAAAATAAAATAGATGGTGAAACCTTAACTACCACAGAAACACATGATATTGTTTGTCATATTGCAGATGCGGTGTTGGCAGGTGGTATTCGTAGAGCGGCACTCATATCATTATTTAGTGCTGATGATATAGAAATGATTTCTTGTAAATCTGGTAAATGGTGGGAAAAAAATCCACAAAGAGGTAGAGCAAACAACTCAGCGGTACTAATTAGACATAAGATAACTAAACAATTCTTTATGGATTTATGGAAAAGAATTGAATTATCAGGTGCTGGTGAACCAGGAATTTACCTATCAAATGATAAAGAATGGGGAACAAATCCATGTTGTGAAATAGCTTTAAGACCATTTCAGTTCTGTAATTTGTGTGAGGTTAATGTATCAAATATAGAATCACAAGAAGATTTAAATGAAAGAGTTAAAGCTGCAGCGTTCATAGGGACATTACAAGCGGGTTATACGGACTTTCATTATCTTAGAGAGGTATGGCAACAAACTACAGAGAAAGACGCTCTAATAGGTGTTTCTATGACTGGAATAGGTAGTGGTGTTGTATTGGGTTATGATTTAGAAAAGTCTGCTGATGTGGTAAAGAGAGAAAATAGTAGGGTTTCTAGAATAATAAATATTAAAAAGAGTGCTAGATGTACTACAGTTAAACCTGCTGGAACAACATCATTAACTTTAGGAACTTCTTCAGGAATCCATGCGTGGCACAATGATTACTATATTAGGAGAATTAGAGTTGGTAAAAATGAATCAATATATAGACATTTAGTTAGTAATCATCCAGAATTATTGGAAGATGACTATTTTAGATCTCACGACACCGCAATTATAACTATACCACAAAAAGCACCACAAGGTTCTATATTAAGAACGGAATCACCTTTTGATCTTTTGGAAAGGGT